TACAGCACCTGGGTACCACCCCTGGCTAGTCAAGTTCGACCCTTCTGGTAAAGGCCTCTTCCTTGCACTATAAACAAAAATTAATTACTTTTTTGTTGCTTATGTACTTAATATAACAGACTTTATATATAAAGTCAACCTCTTTTTTACCAAAATATTAAATTTTTTGTAATCTAGGTAGATACTAATATAGTTTGACTATTTCTTGTTTACAAGTGTATTGTAATGATGTAAGCGTTGTTGCAGTAGTTCACGTGCCATAGGGTCACGTTCACGCTTTAACTGATCCAATATCTGCTTGCGTATGTCACTAGGACGTTGATGTGTGTTTTTCTTTTTGTTTTTCATTTATGTGTAGGGGGCCTATTATGACCCCCTAGTTTGCTACCAATTGTTTGTAGAACGTGCTGTGCGATGTGCTAGTACCATACCTTGGTTAGTACCCTGCTTGACAGCGTATCCACTTGTACCATTTCCGTTCACATTAACTTCACTACGAGATTTCATAAGGATTTTTTCCTTGCGTTCTCTTATTTTTTGCTCGCGGTATGATTTAAGTAGGTGATCGTATCTGTTCATTACACTCTCCTTGTTACAGTTAAGTGCGTTCCTTCAGCATATTTGCTTACTTCCGGGCTATGTCGCCTGAACGTTGTATTATTATTTAGTATCTAATACTTGAATAAATTCAGTTTCTCTGTCCAAATATTTAAAGTCAATCTTTACAGGATCAAACTTATCTAATGCATCAAATACTATTCGTGTGTCTAAATCACCGCAAGTGTAGACATCTAATTGGATTAGTTTTGGAGATTGTTCGTCCCATATGTGTATTGCTACGTGTGATGTTTCAATAATAGTAACACAAGTAAATCCTTTGTTACCTTCCATATCACAATACTTAACATAAGGACCCATCATAATCTTCATACCAATGTCTCTAATTAAATTAGAAGTCCAATCAGTAATAGTTTGTTCGTATATTGGAGGATTACTTACTTCTGCTCGTACTATTAAATGTTTATGTTTCATAAATTATTATTTGTATATAATTTATACCTTATTTGCAACAAAAAGTCAACCAGAAAATTTAGCCAAAAAAATAGGCGCCGTAGCGCCTATTTTAATATATTTTTCTAGTCTAAGATTAGCTAAAGCTAACGTTTGCTGAAGTAATAGCAACTTTAGATAGATAGTCTGCCGCATTACCCAAAGATGATGCAGTGTTTGTTAACTCAACATATCCGTATCTAGTCATGAAACTCACAACTGGCTCGAATGATGCCGGGTCAAGTACAACACCACTACTCATTAGTGGAATGTATGGGCAGTAAAACGCTGGTGCATCTGATTCAGATGAACCTTTGTAACCAACTAATACATCAGCTGTATCAGCCGCATATGAATCAACATAAACACGCATTGCGTTGTTTAGTGTACCTACAAACTTAGTGTTTGTTGGTGCTTCAAATGAGCCTTCAGTTGTTCTTGCAAAAGCAGAAGTTGTTGCTGATTGTAGGATTGTCAACGCAAACGGTGAAACTACTGCGTAGTTACCCGCGCCACGACGTGTACGCTGTGCAATCAAGTTTGCAACTCTGTTGATTTGAACTGCTAAAGCCGCATGTTCGTCACCAACGAAAGTAGCAGTACCTGATACTGCGTTTTGATCGTATGTTAGCGCCGCTGATCCTGCTAATGAACGAAGTGATCCTAGGATCTCTTGGTCAATTTCAGCAGTTATTTCTTGTGCTAGTGCCGCCATAATCTCAGCTTCGATGTCAATGCCCTGTTGAGCTTGTGCATCTTGAGCCGCTTCAAAAGTCCAGCGAGCTGATAGCTTTCTAGATTTTGCTTCGACTGTTTGCTTTAAGATTTGGATGCTTAGTCTGTTTCCAGCTGATCCTTCAAGTGCCGCAGTTGCATTTGCTTTACCAGCATCTGAACCTGCTTCATCGCCGGAATAACCCATTGCGATTTTGAAAGGACTTAAAGCCTCTTCACCTGCGGATGCGTCATCAGCTGTATCGCTGTAACGTACACGTAGAGTGTGAATTTGGCCCACTGGACCCGTCATTGGTTGTACTCCAACAAGTTCATTTGCGATGACTGTTGGCATTACACGTCTGATAACTGGTAGGATAACACGATTAAGAGTTGCGACATTACCTGCAGAAGTAGCACCTGCTGTTGCACTCTCAGCCAAATACTTCTTAGTATTCTCAAGTGTAACGTCCATTACTGATTTCTTGTGTCCGCTAAGACCTTCAAGTAGGGCACTCTTTGTATCCTGCCAGCGACCGTTTAATAGTTCTGACATAGTTTTTCTCCTTATTTGATTCCCGCTAGGCGTTTAATGTCAACTACATTACTGTAGCTTTGCATAGCGTCATTACTATCGATAGTTTCTTTTCTGTTGCCTGTTATTTCTTTGCCTTCTGTGAGTGTCGCCTTCTTCTTCGCTGGAGTGTTACCCGCTAAAACTGCTGGTAGGTACTTATCAAAAGAACCTTGTAATTTTGCAGTTTGAACTGATTCCAGTAAGTCTGTCATTATTTCTTTTTGGTCTCTGTTAAGAGGTCCAACAAGACTGTTTAGTACTTCGTTGCGTTCAACAAGATCTTTTGCACGTTTAATTTCAGCATTTTTGCTTTCAACTAGTAGTGCCTTTTCATCTGCTAACGCTTTTGCTTCAGCCAGTTGTTTGTCTTTTACGTCAACAACTTTCAACAATTTAGCTGTTTCTGACTTTTCGTTAAGATAGGAATTAGTATATTCGTTGCTAAACGCTTCGAATAATCTACGTCCAAAGTCATTTCTGCGAGCTGATTCAATATCTTCTTTAAGAGTTTTAATCTCTTTATTAAGACCTTTATCAACTGCTTCCATTACAGCTTTTGAAGATTTTTGGATGAAGTCTGCTTTCACTTTTTGTAAGTGAGACTTAGCTTCGCGTACTAAACGAACTTTTGTTTCTGCTAAATCTTTCTTATCTTCGTAGAATTCTGCAAGTTCTTTACTTAGAGCTTCAACAATAAATTCTTCGAGCTTGGAAAAGTTTCCGGCCATAGCCTTTTGATCTTCATGAAGTTCTCCGACTTCTTTGCCTAACTGATGTAGAACAAATTCTTTTAGTTTGCCAGCGTTTTCACGCATAGCAACTGCATATTTTGCTCTTGCTTCTGCTAGTTGCTTACGATCTTCTGCAAGCTCTGCAATTTCTTCGGATAGTTTTGACTCAAGCATTTTATCAACTGCTTCAGTCATTAACGATTTGTCATGCTCGTATTTTTGAGCAAACTCTTCACGGAGTTCAGCCGTTGCCGCTAGACGGTTTTCTTTAACCTTCTGTTCCCACGCTTCTTGAATCTCTGCTTTAACTTCTTCGCTAAGTGCAGTTCCTTCAAAGAGTGTTTTTAATGCATCCAACATTTATTTCTCCTTAATTACTGGAGGCCTCTAATTATATTAACTAGAGATTCCTTTAAGTATTTTTGTGCCTTGTTATCATGTTTTGTAGCCTTTGCGAGTTCGTATGCCTTATACCCGCCACGTGCATTCATTAAATGCTCGTAGATGGGCGTTGGATACGCCCCCGGTGCACTGGGTTGTGCAACTACATCCACTGTGATGATTTCAAAATCTGAAACTTCACCGCTTCCGTCTTCTTTAACGTTACCCGATCCCCTTGATGAAACACCTAATTTAACTCCGCTTTGAAGCATTGTTGTAACTAGTTGTCCCATCGGGGTAGGTAAAATTTTCATTTTGCCATAACCGTTGGAGTCTTCCATATACATGTTAGTAATCATATGGCTTACTCTGTCAAGGTTAATATTAAGTCCTTCTGGATGATCAACTTCTCCGAGTACACTATATCCACCGCTGATTTGATCGTTGAGCGTAGTTACAGCCCTACTGATCTCACTTACAGGATATACACGCTGGTTAGCGTTTCGCACACCGCCTTGTATACAAATTCCTTTAAGATAAAGGTCTTTGCCTCCAGTAGCATTTTCAGTTGTCTCAACAACCATTTTAGCTTGGTCGAAGGATAGAGTTTCGGTTAAGTTAAACATATTTCTTATGATCCGATGTTAGACTTTTTGTCAGTAGCAGTTTCACCTGCACCTTTTTTCTCTGCGCCATGACCTTTTGTATTTTTAGTCATTGACTTTGAAGCTTTTCCGCCTGGTACGTTAACGTTCCCTGCATTATCTTCTTTAGGTGCTTGTGCCTTGCCACCGCTCTCGTCACCACCTTGTGCAATGTTACCGGCTGTTCCGCCCATATCATTTTTACTTGCAACTGGTGATGTCGCTTTGTTGTCTTCGCCTTTTGGCTCAGCAACTTTCTCTACATACTCACGCATTGTTTCCGTTGCGGATTTCTGTACAGATTCTTCAACTTCATCTTCTGAAGCTTCCATAGGTGCAACTTCTGGTGCGTATGCTTCTTCTTCAGCATCGTCTTCGTCGTCGCCTGCATCATCCATGTCACCCATGTCGTCGCCTGCTTCGTCGTCACCGCCGTCTTCGTCACCCATCATTTTTTCAAATTCTGCTTTTAAGTCATCTAAAGCGTCTTCTAAGTCAACTACACGATCTTCTAGCTCTTCTTCGCCTTCTTCATCGCCCATGTCGCCGTCTGCTTCAATGTCACCCATCATGTCATCTGCTGGATCGCCGCCCATGTCATCCATTGGCGCTTCAATAGCTGGTTCCATAAAGTTTTCATCTACTTCTTCGTCTGATGCTTCATGAAGCATCAGACGAAGAAGTAGA